ACATAGGACTAGCCGTTGGTGTTGTTGCTCCAACACCTACAGTTTGTGTAGGGAATGCTCCTGGTTGAATCTGTGCTAGTTGTTGACCAATCAATCCTATTTGTGTGAATGGTTGAAATTGTGCTTCTTTTGCTGCAATCTGTGTTGCATCTAATTTTGCTTGTTCTACAGCTTGTTGTTGTTGACCTAGTGCAGATTGATACTGACCTAAACCTTGTCTTGCTGCAAGGTCAGCCGCCGCTGCTTGTTGCGCCTGTTGAAATCCTTGTGCTAATAATTGTGCTTGTAAATTTGCTCTGTTAGTTGCAGCTCCTCTTGCTGCCTCTGCGGCCATAACACCTTCTCGTCCACCACCATACGCTCCAGCAGTTATTGCTCTGTCTCTTAATGCTGTATCTGCGATAGCCTGTTGTCTGTCAAATTCTGCTAATGTTGTATCAATAACTTCTTGTTGATACGGAGACATAAATTGTTTGTATGCATCTGGTCCAACTAAAGTTTCTAAATCAGCTGCTGCTTTTGCTGCATCTGTTTGTAATTTTACTTGATCTGCTACTTGAGGAGCAAACTTGGATGTATCAATACCTGTAAATGTAGAGGGTACCGCACCCTTACCTAATTTATCTACAGATTTTAAAAAGGCTGTAAGCGAACCTTCTAATATCGGTGCTGGTTTTGTTATCGTAGTTGTAGTTGACATTATGCTCTAGCCTCTAAATTATTCATTGTTTCATACATTCTTTTTGCACCTTTATTAATATCTCCACCACCTGCACCTCTAACTGCATCAGCAGTCATTACAAATTCATTTTTAGAAAGTCTTGCAGGTACATCATCTGCTCTCTCTTTTTTACCTATCGGCACAAAACCACCTTTTCTTAAATCCATTTCTTTACCACCAAGATCCATCAGTCCACCATCTTTCATTGAGCCTTCTTTTCTAGCTAAGTCTTTTACACTAATCTTATCCACCACAGATTTTTTTCCTTTATCAAATGCCATAATATCTTGTATTCTTTGAGATTTAATTAAATCCATAAGCACATCTAATTTAGTTTCACCTCGTTCTTCAGCTGTGTCTAATGCATATTTAAGAAGTTCATTATCTTTATTATCTCTTAATAACATTTTTAAAGCCATCTCTAATCGATCGCCTTCCGTCCCCATTAGTTCGTCAGCCTCTGCAAGTAATCCTACAATTTTAGGACCACCACCTTTAATTATTTCCATTTGTTGTTCATCTAAAGATATTCCACCTTCATCAAAATTTATTCTTCCACCATCTTTCATACCTGCTTTAACCATTCTTTTAAAATCTTGAAAAGACATTGGTTTTGCATCTGGTCTTTGTTCTAATAAATCAAAAACATATTTATTATATTCTTCTATTAATAGTGGATCTTCTCCAGATGCTTGCATTATTCCTTCTTTACCTTTTTCTACTGTTTCTTCTTCTACCATTTCTATAGCCTTATCTATACCACCAAATCTTAGTCCTACTCTACCACCAGCTCTGTATCCTGCTGATGAAACTGTGCTTTCTATTTCTTCATCTGTAAAGAATCCATAAGCTCTCATAGCATTTCTGATTGCATCACCTCTAAGTCCAGCGTCCGCTAATGCTTCTGCCTCTGCTAACGCAGCATCAATAGCTGCTTGTTTTTCTAATTGTCTTGCTTCTGCCTGCATCAAATCACCAGTAGCTGTTGCTGCTGGTAGTGCTGCAGCTTTTAAACCTGCTGTACTAAATGGATCTGCCATACCTGCTGCAAACATATCTGAACCTTTAGCTAAACCCTCTAAACCAAAATCTGTTGCTTTTTGTAAGGCTGTTCTTTTAACATTAGCGTCTTGAAGTACGTTAGCACTTTGTGCTCCTCTAAATGTTTCAGCTGCACCTGGTGTAGTCATAGCACCTGACAACGCTCCGAGTCCCGCTGATAATAAATTAATATCACCTTCATTACCTTCTTGTGCAAGTTGTGCACCAATATTTAAACCACCAGATATTAATGCTCTTTGCATAATACCTTTACCCATTAAAGCAGATGTAGGACCAAACATAGGTGCAAACGCAGCTAGATATGGTAATGCTGGTTTAATTTCATTAGGTATAACTTTGTCTAATACCTTCGATACTGGTTTGAATATTTTCTTTAAAAATCCCATACGTTTCTCTTTATATTGTCAATATTGAAGCAAGGTCGCAAAGCTTGTAAAAAGGCGAGTATAGAACAATTTACAAGGTTTTTATACATTCGTCAACGATCCTATATATTAGTTTTACCACCCAAAGCACCTGGCCCCACCACAATATTTACACTTCTGGATATGTCATCTTGTGTAGTATCAGTAACTGGACTATCTACGTCTTCTTTAGCCTCTGCATCTGACAGGTATTCTCTACCTGTTTTTAGGTGTTTTATAGTCACTTCTACACGTGGTTTATAAACCTTAACTGCTTTACCGTCTATTACGTGATCTTCATAATGTTCTTCTTGTTCTACAAATGGCATTATCTATCCTCCCTGTTTATTTCTAATATAGATGCAATAACATCTACTGCACCACTGCTTGTCTGTACCTTTAATATCTCACTTTCTTTCATAATTAAAGGTTCACTCAATACTTGTTCCTTTTGATTAGCAGATAAATTAACATCATTATCTACCACAAAAATAGCTGCAGCTGCATCTACTAAAGTTACTTTAACAACTGCTGTACCACCAGCGTCTTCTGCGATTAATAAAGACTTTACAATAGCTCTAGAGTTTGATGGCACTGTATATAAAGTAGTAAGTGCTGTAGTTGTTAAACTTGTTTTTTCGTTTTTATATATATTTGCCATTAACCTAATCCTAACCAAGTAAATCGTTCTTGGTCTTCTTTTTGTTGTGTTAAGTATGTTGAGTTTAATTGTTCTATTAAGA